AGGACACCATCGACTTTGAGCTCAAGCACGCCAGCAAGCATGGCTGGGGATCGTGGTACGGCGCGCGCAACACCGGCATCGGCAACTTCGCTGGCATCGGCGGCAACCGTGGCGTCGGTGCGGAGCGCGGCAGGGTAGCTGGCGGAGGAGCAACGGCGGCACCGGCTGAGACGACCACGCAGTTGGAAGGCGGTGGCGGCAACTTAGTCGAAGAAGCACAGGGGCGTGTTGCCGGTATTCGCAAGGGTAAGCTCGATCCGCAACTGAGAGATGCGCTGGAGGGCGCAGCTGAAGCCTCTGGCGTCAAGATTCGCGTCACCTCTGGCGGTCAACGCATGGAGGGAGCGCACGGTCACACCGGGTCGCATCGTCACGATAAAGGCCGCGCCGCCGATGTTGACATTGTCGATCCGAAGACCGGCAAGGTGCTGGGGCTGAATGATCCGCGTCGTCTCAAGGTGATCGAGGAAGCGGCGCGACGCGGCGCTGGTGGTACTGGCGCGCGCTACATGAGCGATCCGGCTAAAATCCACATGGGCATCACGGGCAACCGCGCCATCGTTGGTGAAGGTCTCGGTGCCTATGCAGGAACGGCTGAAGAGAGAGCGGCGGTGCAGCGCGGTCTCGATAACCGGTTGACGCCAGATCAAATGAGAGCGGAGCGCGAAGCCAGAAACAACAAGGCAGCACCGACAGCGCCGACGGCGGAGATGCCGCCCGTGCAGCCAACCGACGACACGCCGGTCACGCGCGATCAACGGGTCAACCTCAACATGAGGGTCAACGACAACGAGGTGCAGTTCGCGCGCGCGTCGATGCGCAGACAGGCGGACCGCGAAGTGCGCGAGGCACGCTGGAGTTCTTATTCCGACATCGGAGCGGCATAATGGCCAACTGGGTTATGTTTCAGTGGGGACCGATTCAATTTCAGGTCTTTCCGATGAACGTCGAGAACTTCGCGCACCAGACCGGCGCGGATTGGGCCAAGAAGGAAATCGCTGGCGCTGCGATGTATCGTGAGTGGGTTGGTGAGGCCGACGAGCACATCTCGCTGAAGGGCAAGGTCTTCCCGCATTTCTTTGCTGGCAAATCGCGCAACTCCAGCGATCCCAACAGCGGGCTGCCTCGCAACATCACGCATCCGATACAGGGGCCGGAAGCATCGCGCGCCGCTGACGACGTGCTGCGCGAGCATCTCGGCGGCGGCGCATCATCCGGCGGCCTGACCCATCTCGACGTGCTCGACAACATGCGACGGCTGGGTCAGGCGCACATCCTGATCAGGGGCGATGGCTGGCACTTCGGTTGGTACATCATCGAGACGCTGAGCCGTGGCCACACGTTCCTCGGCTATGACGGCATCGGACAGATGATCGAGTTCGAGGCGAGCTTCCAGCGTGTGCCGATCCCGAACGACGGAGCCAGCAACATCGCCCAGCTTTACAGTTCGGGAGCCATTGGAGCATGAGCGTCTCATCTTACGACCTTGTCACCGTCGGCTCGGATTACATCACCGTCGACCTGATCCTGTGGCGGCGCTATCGCAACCGCGCGCCGATGATGCTGGAGCGTATGCTGGACGACAACCCGCATCTGGCGAAGTGCCATCGCTACTCGCCGTTCCTTCCCGTGGGCACGCAGGTGCGCATCCCGATTGATTACGATGTTCTAAGCGGCATCCCGCAACGCAAGAACACCGTGGTGCTGTGGGGCAAGACGCCGGAGGACAACATGACGCAATTCGGATCGCAGGGCACCGCACCGGCAGGGATGTGACATGGTCGAGCATCAGGGGCCGCGTCGGCACGCATGGTGTCAAATACTGGTGCACGGAAAGGACATCTCGTCCCGGCTGTTTCCGTATCTGATCTCGGTGCAGGTGATCGACAAGCTCGGTGGCGGTTCTGACGAGTGCAACATCGAGCTTGATGATCGCAACGCCGAGCTTCAGATTCCGCCCGACGGCGCGGAGCTACAGGTCTGCCTCGGCTGGAAAGGTGAGGGTCCGCGCCTGACCGATTACGGCAGGGAGAGCGCCGCAGGCGGGCAGGGCATAATTCAAACGGCACCGATGGGCGAAGCCAAGTTCGGCGGCCCCGGTCTTGAGATCGTGTTCGATGGCTGGGTCGAGAACTGCGAGTCCGGGTTCGGTCGTCGCGGCGGCGGTCGTCGGTTGTGGATCGAGGGCAAGGGCCACAACGACAAGGGTCTCAACAAGGAAGTGCAAAGCGATTTCTTGGGCGCTGGCAAGGAGGACGACAGCGCTGGCGGCGAGGGCGGTGTCGCTGGCGGTGCCGGTGGGGACGGCGGCACGGGTGACGCTGCGACCGCAGGCGGCGGTGGTGGTGGCAAGATTCCGCTCAAGGACATGATGACCAAGGTGTTCGGCGCTGCCGGGCTGCAGGTCGTGATGTCGCCTGCGATGGAAAAGATTTCGCGCGACTATTGGCGCATCAATGACAGCCCGATGAACTTCGGAGAACGCATCGCGCGCGAGACCGGCGGGTTTTTCAAGATCATGAAGAACAAGGCGGTGCTGGTCAGCGCCGGGGAATCCACCGCCGCCGATGGATCGCCGATGCCAACCATCGAGGCGATCTGGGGCATCAACCTGATCGGCTGGCGCATCAAGCCGTACATCGGGCGTCCGCAATATGGCGAGGCGCAATCGAAATTCTTCGACGTGTTCAAAGGCGGATGGGAAGACATCAAGAGCCAGATCAGCGCGGTCACGCCGTTCGGCGGCACCAATGCGGTTGCGCATGCCGTCAACTCGGTGGCCGACAAAGCCACGGGCGAGCAAACCAACCAAGGTGCCGGTGCCGACGTCCAAGGCAGGCGCGGCACCGGTTGGGTGTTGCTCAATGGCGAACCGACAGCAAAGGCCGGTGGCTATGTCGTGATCGACGGCGCACGCCCGGGCGTCGACGGCACCTATCGGATCAAGGAAGCCGAGCACAATTACACGCGCGGTGTCGGCTACACCACGCGCTGTCAGGTTGAGAACCCGAGCGGCACCGACGCTGGCATGAAGTGGAAACAGGACCCGGGACCGGGTCGTGTCGCTCCGCCGGAAATGGAAGGCCCGCCAGCGCCGCCCGAGGAAGGCGAGTCGTGGTCGCCTGAAGATGACCCGAACGAGCTAACGCCAGCGTTCCCACCCGGGACACCTCCGGAAGAATCGTGGTCTCCGGAAGACGATCCGAACGAACTGACGCCGTCGTTCACGCCGGGCGAAGGTTCTCCGGGTGAATCGTGGTCGCCGACACCGGGCGATCCCGGCGGCAGGGTAACCCCGCCGATCTCCGGAACGCAGACGTGGACGGCGGAGGAATTGCAGCGCATCCAGCGAGCACAAGAGGCGGTCAGGCCGCCGATCTCCAGATAAGGAAAACCCCAATGACGATCTGCATTTCGTCCGGACACGGCAAGTATGTGCGCGGCGCATCAGGCTATCTGGACGAAGTGAATTGCGCGCGCGATGTCGTTGACGAAACCGCGCGGCTGTTGCGCGCCGCTGGCGTCGACGCGATGACATATCACGACGATTGGAGCCATTCGCAGAACGAGAACCTGAACCGCATCGTCAACTGGCACAACGCGCAAAAGCGAACGCTCGATGTCAGTGTGCACTTCAACGCCTATCAAACCACCAGCGCCGAGATGGGGACCGAGTGTCTGTACCTGACACAGAAGGACCTCGCGAAAAAGGTCGCGGATGGAATCGCCAAGGCGACAGGCCTGCCAAATCGCGGGCCGAAGTATCGCGACAACCTGTTCTTCCTGAACTCGACGGCGGAAGCATCTGTGCTGGTCGAGGTGGTGTTTGTCGATAGCTCCGCCGATGCCGACGCCTATCAGGAATACTTCGATGACGTGTGCGTCGCACTGGCGTCTGCGCTCACCGGCAAGAAGATATCGGCAGAGCCACCGCCCGACGAGGTCGAAGAGATCGAACCTCCTCTCATACCGGAGGAAGAACCGGGACGGCCAACGATAGGCCTCGGCGACAGTGGCGACCATGTTGTGTACGTGCAGACATTGCTCGGCGTCTTTCCAGCGGACGGCGATTTCGGCCCCGTGACCGATGCAGCAGTGCGCGGTTATCAATCGGCTTATGGCGAGGGTGTGACGTCAGACGGCATCATCGGCCCAAAGACGTGGGCTGCGCTGGATTATCTGGAGAACGCCAAGGCGTCGGGCAATGACCGTATGCCAGCGGATCAGGCGCGCAGGATCGCAGATATCGCAAAGCATTCCGCCATCGCCAATTACAAATGGCGTGATCGCGGCAAGCTGCCGCTCGGCTACACCGCTGGCATCGCGCAATGCTTCGGGCTGGCGGCGACGCGGCTGATGCAGGGTCATCCGATAGCAACGACGGCGGCGCAGGCGGATCGCAACCTGTCGGAGAAGGATGCGCTGACGTGGTATCGCGACGAGTTTGCCGCGCTCGGAATGGACAACAGCGTCGACGGCATCGACACGCTGCGCCATCTGTTCGTGCTGATGCTCGGGCTCGGCGCGCGCGAAAGCTCCGGGCGCTACTGCGAGGGCCGCGACATGAGCGCGGAGAACGTCAGCGCAGACACCGCCGAGGCGTCGCTGTACCAGACCTCGTGGAATATCCGCTCGTGCTCCTCATCGATCCCGCCGTTGCTGCAGGAATACTGGGCCAACCCGAATGGATTCCTGCCGACGTTCCAAGAGGGCGTGAAGCTCGACAAGGACGATCTCGGCAACTACGGCAGCGGCGACGGTGCCAAGTTTCAATTCCTGTCGAAGTTCTCCCCGGCGTTTCATGCCTTCGTGACCGGCGTCGGTCTGCGCTATCTGCGCCAGCACTGGGGGCCGATCAACCGCCAAGAGGTCGAACTGAAGCGCGAGGCCAACGAAATGCTGCTCGACGTGCAGCGCCTGCTTAGCGAAGACGCTGCCGAGAATCCTGATGCAATGGCTTAGGGCCGCGCTCGCAAAGGTTGGAGCCCAACGCATGACGCAACTACTGGATCGCATCATCTGCCGATTGTTTCATCGGCGCTATCACACGCTGGCACCCGGCGACGCCGTCGCGGGCTGGCGCTTCATCCGTTGCAGCAAGTGCAACGCGACGTGGCCCGAAAGGAAAATGCCATGATCACATCGCTCGTATCGCTCGTCGTCTACATCATCGTCATCGGCGTGGTGTTCTGGCTGTTGAGCTACCTGATCGACAACCTGCCGATGGACGAGCCCTTCCGGCGCATTGCCAAGATCGTGCTGATGGTGCTCTCGGTCTTGATCGTCATCGTGCTCCTGCTCCAGTTCGTCGGAGCCATCGACGGCGGGGTGCCCCGGATCGCCCGGTAGGAAATATCGCCCACCGTGGGAGCTAACGGGTTCCCTATTTCAGCCTGTCCGGGGACCTGAACCGGGTGGCGAGCGAGGTGGCCAGTTCGAGCGCCCGCGCCGCCTTGGAATCCGCCTCGCTCATTAGCGCGAGCAACTGGTCCGGTGTCGGTGGAGGGCCGGATGGCAAAGGCTCTCCACGGGCTTCTAATGCGATCCTGCGGCGGCTGAGCCCGGCGGCTTCGCGGCGCAGCGAGCGAGCCCGGCGGCAGGCCGGGCAGGAACCGCCCCACCTCTTCTCCCCGGGGGCCAGCTTCCATCGCCTGTGGCATGTTTCACAGATCAGGCGCACCAGACCACACCTTTTCCTAACTCGTTGACCGCTTTCGCTGAAATTCGTTCCAGCCAGTGCGTAGCTGCGTGAAACGTTCGTCCCGCTCTATCTCGCGGCGCTCTGCCTTGGTTGGCCTGCGCAGCCCGGCGTCCCGGGTGCTGTCCAAGATGACGAACGCGCCGCAGCCAAAGCACATGGTGGCGTCGCCGTCGGTCGGCGTCGCCTCATCGTCGTCGCTGAAGGCCACGCTGAGCCGGTTGTGATGGAAGCCGCAGAACGGGCAAGTGGTGCGCATCACCAGCGTCATCGCTTCGGCCCCACCAGCAACGACGGTGGCATCGGAATCACCATCGTGCTCGGCTTCCAGATGTGCAGCACGTGCGGATGGAAGTTCACGTATTCGCTCTTCGGCGGATGGTACTGCACCGCCATCTCGTGCTCGCCCCAGAACAGGTCCTTTATCCAGCACATCTCCTCCCACGTCGGACATCGCTTCTCCGCCGAAACCGACACGTGCTCCCAGCCCGTGTCATTGCCGTTGCCTGACGGCCCGCTCGACAGAGCCATCAACATTGCGCCGCTCGGCGCGATCAGGCGAAACGCTCCAGCTAAACCAAAGCTCTCATCGCTCGCGTAGCTGCCCTCACGAAGCCGGTTCGCCTGCAGCGTCAGCGGCACGAACTTTTTCATTGCGTCCTCGGTGCTTTCTCGATGATCACATCGATGATGCGGTCGAGGTGCGCGCGCATCTTGTCGTGCTGCTCCGGCGGAAGCTGGATCATGCCGAAGCCGATGCAGGCGGCGCAGGCGCTCATGGCATCCTCCAAACGCTCGCCGCCCAGTGCTTGGCTGACACGGATCGACAGCTTGTCCATGTGATCCTGAAATTGATCGGGGGTCATGTTGCTGGATATCGGCATTTACAATTCCTCCTCGGGATCGATCATGTCCGGCGCGTCGAAGTTCGGCGGCATGGTGCGCTTGGCGATCACCGTGTTGGTCGCCTTGTCGTAGCTGGTGACGAACCACTTCTTCTTGTGCATGCCGTAGGCTGTCGCGTAGAGCCTGATCTCGTCCGCCGGATATTCCTTGGTGACCGGGATCGATCCGGTATCGCCCATCTTCAGGCGTTTCACCACCCCGTGCACGTGACCGTGCAAGCCGTCGAGATGCTCGTCCATTTGTTGCTCCTTATAAGAAACGCAGGGGACCGGTTGATTCCGATCTCCCTGCGCTGCTCCTTCTTGGATCGCTTTATGCGACGCGGAAAGATGCCTCACCGTTTCGCTTGCGATAGGCCATGAAGCCCACGCCAGCGAAGCCAGCGATTAAAAGCACCCAAGTCGCAGGCTCAGGTACGGGTGCCACTTGCGTGACGGAGAAGTTGCCGCCATAGCCTGCGGTCGCTCCGGCGTTACCGGAGATTTGCAGGTAGTAGCTGCCCTCGTCCAAGAACCCGATGCCGTTGAGCGACTGGCTCCTTGCACCAGTGTTCAGGCTCGCGAATTGCGGGCCAAACACCAGAGTGTCGTCGCCGCCGCCGGGGTCACCAACTGTCTCGTAAATCGCCGCAGCGAAATTCCCGATGTAGTTGGCACCACCGATGACGCCATCAGCAAACGTGTTGGTGGCGTTGGCGACCGCGATGTATGCTCCATCCAAAAGGGTGAAGGTGTAGTAATCGGTAAACAGTCCTGCACCCGGAGCGTTGCCGAAAGGGGCCGACGACGACGGCGGGTCAATGCCGAAGTCACTAACGACGGCGGCGCTCGCCGGGGCGGCGAGGCCTAAAGCAAGTGTGGCTGTTAACAGCAGCTTCTTTAACATGAGTAAAACTCCTAGCTAGAGAGCGGTGCGGGATGCACCGCGCAACGTCTTAATGGGCGCTGCGCGCTGCATCTATTTTCCCGAGTGTGCAAACCTTCCGAAGTATTTTTTAGCCGCCTGACAATACGCTGCGTGGGCCTCCTTCTCGGTTTTGAAATTACCCAGCCAATAGTTTTTCCCGTTGGCGCGAATCGCACTTGTCCATTTTTGATCTGGCTCATGCCAGTACGCACCTTTCAATCCCTTCCTCCGGACCACGCTGTTTCCGCCGTTCTGGCTCTTGGTGGCTTCACGCAGGTTCTTAATCCTACAGTCGTCAGGGTCGCGGTTGATGAAATCGAGATCGAGTTTCGGCCACTCGCCATGCTCCCAGAGCCATGCCAGACGGTGGGCCTTGTAGCTTTGTCCGGCAATCTTGATCACCCGGTAGCCCTTTGCATCCAATGAACCGGCCCGCTGACCAAGCGCAACACGCGCGGAAGGTTTCACCAGCCAGATAAAATTCCCGGTTTCCGGGTCGTAGTCGAGCACGTCCTTCAACGTGTATTGGGTTAGCTCCCAGTCTTCGAAATCGTAAATCTTCATGGGGTGATGCTCCCAGAAAAATGGGGTGCGTGTTAACCGCACCCCACTACGCTTACGCTACGCTAAACGAAACGCTTGACCGCCGTTGTTTTCACGCCGACGATAGGCCATGAAACCGAGACCAGCGAACCCGATGCACATTAACGCCCATGTGCTCAATTCAGGTACAGCCGCAACCTGCGGGATCGGGCTCACGTCGATGCGGAAGTGTTCGAAGTCGTTGATCTTGCCGCCGACACCAAGGTAGAGGTCCAGATCGACAATGACCTCGCCACCACTGGCGATGAAGTCAAAGCCCTTCTGCTGATTGCCGTTGCCAAGATCGTAGCCGCCACCCCCAAGCCCTGCCACACCTCCCGGAAGGTTGGTGAAGGCGAGGTTGTTGATGGTGCCATCCGGTTCTGCGACCTGCAGGAGGAAGAAGATGTTGCCCGTTCCCTTGATGGAGAAGGCATTCTCTGTAGTACCAAGCTGGGTCGTGTTGGTGCTGTCCCAGATGGTGATATCCAGATCGCGGGTGTTCTCGATTTTGATGCTCTGACCGCTTGCTTGTCCAGTGAACCCAGTGGTGTTGGACCGGTCGAAGAACCTTACGATCTCGTTGTTCTGGCCGTTGAGGTGACCAAGAATCAAGCGAGGATCGTTGGCATCAATGCCAGTAAACACCACGTTGGTGCCGGTGCCACCTTGTCCAGTAGTATCAAGCACAACATTTGCGCTGGCGGGTGTCACCGCCGCTAACGCAAGTAAGGCCGTAGCCATTAATAGTTTTCTCATAATTTGTAGTCCTTCTTCTGATCAGGAAGTTGGTGCGGAATGCACCTCAGAAGGCTCCTCGCTGGTAGCCTTCTGAGGTGGATGGCATCGTTCCAGAATCCTCAGTTTCTCGTCAATTGCTGCGATCTGCTGGCGGATGTGTAGCATCTCCAGCCTGCGCTCGGCCCGCGCCACAGATTGGTTCAGCCAGTATCTGGCGTTGGGATTGTAGGATGGTGGTTTTCTGTCGGTCACGAGGTTTGCTCCCTCCCCGATAATTACAACCAAGGCTGCGTACTACGCAAGCCCCATTTGTATTATGTTGTGTCCGGTGTCAGACCGTTATCGGGAAGGGTTTGGTGTCGGCCAAGCTAACGTGAGTTAAACGGACCCAAGCCCTACAACGCGGTGATGCAGGTCATAGGTCCGCTTGTCCGGTCGACCTTCTGCCGCCCGTCTCTCGCGCGCCTCGTAGACCTGCGCCAGCCGCTCCTTGGTGAACGGCGTGATCTTGCTCATCCGCTCGACCTCCATGCGATACTTGTGCGGCTTGACCCGCGAGACATGCTGGCGGCCTTCCTTCTCGGCCTTGGCGCGAGCCCTTGCTTCCTTGTCGAACTGGATCAGGGACCGCTTGGCTATCTTCGGCGTGATGCCGCGCCAGCGGTAGCCCTTCAGTGCGAACTTCACGATGCCAGCGTCGATGCGAACCTTGTGGTCACCACCCTTCGGATCGATCTTGCGCAGCGCGCGCTCGATGGAAATCTTCTCCATGCATTTGGAGACGAGGCCGCACTTGCCCTCATCGATGTCGCGCTGGATTACTTCCACGGTCAGCTTGAACGTCTCTACTGTTTTGGTTCTTATTGCCGTCATCGGTCTTGCTCCTTCTCTGCTTCGGTTTGGTCAGGGAGTTTTCGGTGTCGCCCAAACGCGCGGTCGGCTTGGCGGCGGCAGTGGTCAGTGCAGTTCCTTCCATCATCACGGATAAGCCGTAGCGCCGCTTCCAGCGCCTCGATGCGGGCGGTTTCACATGGGACTGAAACACCATTTATCATCGCATCGTTACAGATGTGCTGTGCCGTTGTGAGGTCGATCTTATGCTCGCGCAGAAGCTCCCAAAGAGTTCGGGTCACTTGTCTCTCCTCCGGTGCGAGTGCGGCGCTGGCGAGGGCTTTGCGGGCGATCCCCATCGCAGTATGGTCGATTGTTATGTCATCAATCTTGTGCAGCGCCGCCTCCAGCGCCTCGATGCGCTCGCCACGTTCACGCCAATCATCGACGCTTTTTTGTATCGCCGGGTTCAGCCCCTCGATGCGGACGGCGGCGTCTCGCAGCGCCGCTTCCAGTTCCTCGATGCGCTCGACCTGTTTGTTGATGGTGGCTTCCAGTAACTCGACGCTATAGGTGACGCTCATTTGTTCCGCTCCGGTACGTGAAATTCGCCGTGAAGTTTTCGTGCCATCTCGCTATAAGCGGCGGCAGCTTCTGTAGCGGTTGGAAAGTAGCCGAGATGATGTTGGACTTTGTTTAGGTAAATGACAGCCCGCCACTTGTTGCGAGAAAAGCTAACGCCAGTGTATCCAGAACAATTGTTTCTCATTCTCTCCCTGTTGCAATTCTGGTTGGTCTGGGTGGCTGGTCGTAAATTGTCAAAGCGATTGTCGCACCCGTCGCGATTCTTGTGGTCAATGTTCGGCGGCGGCTCATTACCTGTCTCTAGTTTCCATATCACGCGATGCGCCGCGTAACACGCGCCCGCAAGACTGATGCGGCAGTGGCGTCTGCTATACCCGACAGCCGTTCCGGCAAATCGTATATTCCATCTTTTCCATTCGCGCTCAGAACCGAAGTGGTTGCGCGGTCGGTGTCTCCAGCGCAAACTTCCCTCGGTTCGATTATAGTCGAAGCATGAGCGCAGGTATTTTATTGGCGGCAACTTCAGCGTCGGCAGCGCCATGAGCGACCTCCATTCGTTATAACTTTTCTGAGCTTGTGCCTCGTGCAAACGTTGCTCTCGGTTTCGGCCACCCGCTTCGCCGCCGGTTGCGGTCCCTCCTTCGCAACCGGCGGCTCAGCTACCGGCGCATCGGGCACGACGCGCTCGGTGACCAATTTCGATGTGTCGATGATCCTAACCGGAGCGACCTTCGGCGGCGCAACGCTGAAGATCGGATCGGTCTTCTGCGCCAGCGGCAACGGCTCGACCTTCGGCACCTCGATGCGCTCCTCACCCGGGAGCCGCTGGATCGCCAGCACCATCAGCAACGACATCATTGCAGCGAACGCGAATAGTATCTTGATGGGGCTCATCGCGATGCTCCCTTGCGGTAGCCATTCGGTCAGCACGCGCCAGTGCGTAGGTACGCGCAGGCTTCTCGATTCCATCGCCGTGATCGTCATGCCGACATCCGCATGCCGAGCTTTATCTCCCTCAAGGCGACGCCCTTGCTGATCGGCCCGGTCTCGTTGAACCAAGCATACCGGTCGCAGAACGGATAGTAGCGCACGCCGATGTTGCCGTGCATCGCGTAGCCGGTCTTCCAGTGGTCCTTGGTCGCCTTGTACTCGCTGTTGATCAGCGCGTCGTTCTTGGCGCGGCGCTCAAGCTCCTTGACGATCAGCGGGTCGCTCGACTTCGGCATGGTGTTGCTCCTTCAAGTTCAATTGTAGACCGGCAGCGTTGACCCACTTCACCCATTGATATGCAAGCTGGTCCTTGGCCAACACTTCTGATTCCGCAATGCCAGCGGCACGACCGCCGCCCGGCTGGATGGTGTTGAGCGACCATAGCCATCGCTCGCTCGCGCTGCTCTCGACGTAGCCAATCCGCACGCTGCCGGAATATGCGGCCTGCAGCGTGCTCCTCGTGTTGCGCTTGTAGGTGATCACGCCAGCTTCCTGAGCTTGGACCCTCGACGCTTGAGGTGCTCGGCGGTGATCACCTTCTGGTCTGCCCACGTGTCCATCAGCCCACCTGCTTCTTGAATTCAGCGCAGGCCGCGCGGATCGACTTCGACAGATCGTTGACGCGCTCGATCAGAGCCTGCGAGTGCTTACCCTTCTCGCGAATCTCGACGGCGGTCTCGTTGATGTGCTTCATGTCGTCAGCACATTCGAGCAAGGCCTCGCCGAGCTTCTTCACCATCTCCTTGACGGAGATTCCCATGTCCTCGACCGCGATGGCGGCGGCCTCGTACTGGGTCAGAACCGCCTCGGCTGACATGCGGCCAAGATCATCGAGGTCGTGCATCGCCTTCATCGGATCGGTGAACTTGCGCGACAGCACTTGCTGCACATCATGGTCGATGTTCTCGACGTTGACGAGCGGGCTGCGGCGAACTGGGGTCTGGTCGTTCATTCGGTAGCTCCTTTGATGTTTTGATAGCGTTGATAGTATTGCTGCGCCAGCGCGAAGGGATCGCTGACACCGTGCGCGGCCCACCATGCAAGTTCGTTGCCGTGGTGGTGCTGTGCCATGTGGTGATTATGCTTCAGCGGCAAGGCCCAGCGGTCATCGGGTCGACCCCAACCGCCGGGCTTGCCGTGCTCGAACGATGTCGCACGAAGGTGGGCGGCGTCGCACGGTGGTGGCTGCAGGCATCCGCAGGCGCAGCGTTGCTTGCGGAGCCATGCAAGATAGCCCGGATCAGACAAGCGAGGTTTGCGTTGCCTCAGTGTCACCGTTTGCCTTTGGGCTTCGCTGGGGTGCGGTCCGGCGGGAAGGTGTCTTCCTTGCCTTGGTCCTCGTCCTCGGCTTGCTGTCCGGCAGGCTCTCCGCCCACTTCTCGATCATCGCCGACAGCGACTTCGCCTCGGTCTTCGTTTCGATCTCCATCTGGTCGATCACCAGCATCTGCCTGCCGTCCTTCAACGTCAGGCTCATTGACGCGCTCATCGTTCTCTCCCTGTTCGGCTTCACCGGAATTGGTGCTGCCCTCGATCACTGAGCTTAGCGTCGCCTCTCGTGCGACATGCTCTGCATCGAATCCCCTATGGTCAGCGTGCTTCTCTCGCCCTTCCTTTAACCGCTGCATCAATGCATCGGTTTTCTTTCCACTGTCTGGCGTTACGTCTACCGGCTCGTGGTCTGGTAGTTCGTCGCGGGTGTAGACGCCAGCCAGCACGTCAGGACAATTGATGCGCGCCCAGTCGCGCGACGCATCATAGAACAACTGCACGCGCGGCTTCTGCAGCCACAGCGGTGAGCCACGGAAGTTGCCCTTCTCGTTCCTGCCGATGTCCTTGACCCGCTTGCCGAGCGGCTCGCTGGTGTATTCATGCGGCGCGTCCTCGCCCTTGAAGGTGCCGGATACGATGCAGACGGTGTCATCGCCTTCGCCCTCAAAGCGATGGCGCAGCCTGCCCTTGAGCGGAGCCAGCGCCTCGATCACGGCATGAACCAACTGGCTTTCATAACCAACCCTGACCTCACCGCTCTTGTTCTGCATCGCGTAGGATTTCTCCGCGACGAAGAACGGGTCCATGCCCCAGCGCAGCGCGCGCGTGCAGATCATCAGGCAGTCACCAACCGATCCGCGCAGCCATTGCGGAATGCCAGCGCGGCAGGTTGCCATCGCCTTCGAAAACTCCATCACCTGACCGTAGTTCTCGGGATCGATGCCGCCCAACTTGACGCTGATCGGGATCGCGGAGGTGATGGCGCGATCAACACGCCGCTCGATTTCAGCTACGTCTACCATTTGGTTTGCTCCTTTTCTTCGGTTTCGGTTGTTTCGCTGTCCACTCGGCGGCGACCTTGCGCTCGCGCTCGATGTCGATGGCTCTCTTTTTCACGAACTGTTCTTCATAGCCCATCGCGGTGATCACCGCAGCGACCGTGTGGTGCTGTGGATTTCTTGTTGGTCCGTGGAACCAGTTTGCCATCGTGGCACGCCCCACATTCGAAATCTCGGATGCGATGGTTAGCTGATCGAACAGCCCTTCGTCTTGCATGATGGTGCGCACCTTGTCGATCACCGGATTCTTGTCCACGTAGGAGTAGGTCCGGAAAATCTTGATGTAGCCTCTAGCCATGCGCGGCACCGTTCATCGCCTTCGCGGTCAACGTGTAGCCGTCCTTGGTTTTCTTGATGATGCCATCACGCTTAGCGCGATCCAGCACCCCATTTACCGACTTGCCCGACATGCCGTTGGCCTTCAGGCTATTGCGTAAATCTGCGAAGCTCAGCGGCGTGTCGGATGATGCCAGTGAAGCCCGCAGAATCTCCGGTCCCCTTCCCGGCGTGGCGCGACCGTCGGAGCGACGCTTGACCGTTGGCGCAGGTAACGCCAGCGCCGCGAGTTCGAGGGCACCGTCGGCGTTCCTGCGGACGGCATCACCGAGCTTGCCGATTGCGTAATAGACGCGATGGTCCTTCATGCCGGTCGCCTTGATCAGGTCGCGCGATCTCAAAGGACCATTGGCCAGCGCCTTGAGAACCGCTTCGACCGGTGGCGTGTTCAGCACCGCCGCCTGTTGCTGTAGCTTCTCGCGGCCAGCGCCTTTGCCGCCCTCTCCGAAATCCAGATCGAGCTTTGCGATGCCGGGCATGTCATGCAGCTTGCGCAGCACCGTACCTAACGCGACCTCCTCGATCTCCAGCCTCACTGAAAATGTCTTAGCCATTGTTTGCTCCTCTGTATTGCCTACCGCTCGACGCGGTAGGTCTTCTCGATCACGCCGAGACGCTTGTCGCCGCGCGCGTGTGGTTTAATCGGCACGCGCCTGCCGCTCTTCAGCAAGCGGAAATGTCCGCGCACCTCATGCCAGCGGTGCTTGTGGTGCGTCGTCATCCGCGCCACCACCTTGTCTGGCGTCATCTTTCTCGCCAGATGCAGGTGCAGCACCTTGTGCTCCAGCGGCAGCAACGGCTTGCCGTTCTTCATCGTCGGCGGCGTGCTCTGTGGCTTCGGCTGATCGCTGTACTTCGCTTCAATGCCAAGCTGACCGGCACCGAGCGCGATCAGGAACCCCCAGACGTGACGAAGCTCGCCGCCGATCTCCGTCATCAATTCCCTGACGTTGGCAGAATAGCTCGCCTCATCCATGTTTTGCATCCGCTCTGTGTGCAGCGGCGTCGGTGACGGGCGGGCGTCAGATGCGTAGACGCCAGAATTGTTGACGCCGAACGTGAGCCGCTCGACAAAGGCGACATCGATGTCCGACTCCCGCAACAGCATCGTCTGAAGCTCTTCTCCATTGGTGGGTCCGGTGCACCAGAAATAGGACAGTGGCGCAACCATCACCCCAGCACCCACCAAGGCGACGTAGGTCGCATAATGGCCACCCTCCGCCTCGGGATGAATCAGCCAGCCAACGCGCTCGACCGGCGGGCCTGCCTCGGTCTCGCCTGCCGCCTGCGCGGTCAGCTTGACGCCGCGTTCCTTGAGGCGATCCAGCCGCGCGATGTTGTTGATCTCGATCCACGTCACCGGAAACGGTGGGATCGCCATCCGGCGCGCGCTCTCCAGATCGCTGGCTATGGCGAGCGAGAAATCGCCAACCATCGCCGAGGTCTCCTTGTCGAGGGTGAAGCAGTGCGCCTTCCGCAACAGCATGCGCAGATCGTACTTCTTCTCGATCCACTGCAGGCCGTCGGGCTCGGTGAAGGTCGCCTCGTGCAACAGGTCGATCAGCGGGCGGTCGTCGTCGTATTGCGGTGGTGGCGATCCAGCTTTCTTGTTCACGATGTTTAACAGCGTGCGCTTGAGGTCGGTGTCGTTCCTCGTGGCGCGCATGGTCTGGACCGGCGTACTGTTGTCGTAGCCGGGACCGAAGCGATGCGGTTTCGGCGGCGTCATCCCGCTCGGCATCGTGAGCCCCGGCACTTTGTTTCGCTTGTCGGTCGGGTGATCCACCTTTGCGGTGCTTTCAAACGGGTTGATCATCTCGCCGAGCGAAGCGAACGCTCCAGCATCGATCCGCTCGACTATCTCCTTTGCCAGCTTCGGCATCGCGTTTGGATCATCTGACTTCTCGATGATGAAGTCGTCGCCGTTCTGCTTGATGTCGAGCCCCTTGAAGTTGAGCCTCGGGTGGCTGCCGCTGTTGAGCGCCGTCGGGTAATGAGCGACCGGCTTGTCCTTCTTCATATCAGCCCTTCCACCTTCAGCCGGGTCTCGATGCGCTGGCGCTCGTCGTTCGACAGCGGCATCGGCGACAGATCGCCTTCACCCGGTCCCGGGAAATGCTTTAGCTCCATGCACTCCCTGATCTTGCGCAGCATCAGGCGGTTCTGTTGTCTGCCGAACGCAAGGTCCTTGTCGTCCATCGGTGCTGTGCGGGCGCAGAACGGTCTGGTGGTCTCGATGAACATCAGCACGAACGATTCGAACGGCTGGCCGAGCACCTCGCACACCTCCCAGATCAGCGCGCCCTGCATGTGATACGCGTAGCTGCGGATCGATGACATCAGCGCTGGCGTCGTCACCTCGGCTGCGGTCTTGAGGTCAGCGAAGTCTCCGCCGTCGGTCGGGATCACGTCGGGCCGCACCTTGATCCACAGCCCGGTCTCCTGATCCTTGATGAAGCCAGAGCATTCAACGTGGCCGGTCAACAGCCCTTCCTTGACCAGCGGTTCGAGCGCCATCGATTTCGCCATCTCGATGATCGCCTGCAATTCCTTCAGCGTGACGATGACGCGATCAGAGAACTTGTCGTTCCACGCCTTGCAGTAATCGCTGCCGTTGTGCCACGGCTTTTTCAGCCCGGTCTTCTTGTCGGGATATTCCGCTGGTTGTGCGATGAACTTCGCCGAGAAGCCATCTTCGCCGAGGAAGAGATGGTGCGCGGCCTGACCCAGAATCATCGCGCGCGTCGCGGTGCGCGGCTCGGCTTCGGGGTTCTCGGCCCACTCAGCGTTCATGTGCGCCGGGCTGTGCGTCCAGCATCTGCGCAAGTTGGACGACGACACCGCAGGACCGTCGCAGATGCCAGCCGAATGATAGCGCTCAATGGGGATGTTCGAATACCAGCCCGGCTGCGTGATGGGCTGGCCATCCCAAGGGATAACCTGCATACGTCTTGCTCCTTGAAGAACGTTAAACGGGGCGGACAGTGCAAACACACTAGGTTCTGTCCGCCCCGGTTGGCCCCGCGTCGTTCACCTTTTACGGTGGAGCAACGCGGAGCCTTCGGTCCTTCCGGAGGTGGGGCACAAGGGGTATTGGCTTTCCCCCGGGAGACCGACTCTGTCTTTAGAGGGTAGAAATCCAGAAATCAATGGGATAGATTCAAATGATGTTGTTCTCGTACAATGTGGAGTAAACAAATGGAATCGACCAGTGTCGAGGCCCGACGCTTTATGCGAGGAGAGGTGATGAAGCGGTCCAGCCCGAGGCGTGACAAGGAGCGCGACCACGTGATGCGGCTGATCTTCTCCAAGCCGGGGTTCGCTGCGGTGATCGCACGACACCTCGGCGTAACGCACCAGAACGTGGCGGCGTGGAATCGTGTGCCAGCGCACCACGTGATGGAGATCGCCCCGCTAATCGAGATGACACCGGAGCAGGTTCGCCCGGACATCTTCTCAAGCAAGCGAAAGCGCAAGCCATGATATGGACCGACGAGGCCGACGCCCTCCTCGTCCGTCTATGGGATGAGGGCGGTTCGTTGTCGTACGTGGCCAATGGCCTGCAACAGGCTGGCTACGCCGTCTCCCGCAATGCCATTGCCGGGCGCAAGCATCGCCTGCCTAGAGAGGCATTCAAGAGGAGGACCACAACCTCGCTGATGACCTTCAAGCCACCACCCAAGCCACCACCACCAAGGAGCAACAACGTGACCAAGATGCCACCCCGAACTCCCCTGACCGTCACCGAGGTCGACGCCATCAGCAAGACCCCCGGCGTTGAGTATCTCGACAACGGGTCGAACGGCTGCAAGGCCATCCTGCCGGAGCGCAGCGGCAAGTGGAAGCTGCAGAAGGTCTGCGGCAAGCCGCGCGGCTACGACTATAACGGCAGCATGTCGTCGTACTGCCCGACGCACTTCCGCATGTACACCAACCCGCTCGCAGTAAGGAAACAGCATGCCTAAGAAGCCAAGCCGGGAATTGACTGTCATCAAGCCGGGCGAATTACAACTGACGAGACGACAGTGGGCGAAGCGGCTCAACGATCAATGGGATGTTATTAGGCAAACCGCCGTCACTGGGTTCATCGAGCTTGGCCGCGATCTGCATAGGGCTAAGGCTGGTCTGGAGCACGGGCAGTGGATCAATGTGCTCGATAGTGATCTGAAATTCCACCGTCGTGTTGCCAGCATGTTCATGCGGATTGCGACGTGGTGCGATTCCCAAATGGGAGTCATTGACTCCCATTTGGCCAAGATGCTTCCACCCGACTACAACACCATCGACAAGATCGCCCGGCTCGATGAAGTTACTTTCAAGCGGTTGGTGAAGGATGGCACGATCTGCCCGACGCTTCAGCGCAACGAGGTGTCGAGTATTCTGCGCACCACGAGGGTACAGGCCGATGAATATCGTATCCTGAACCTCGTGCCCCGCGTCGGAAAATTCCGCACTATCGTCATCGATCCGGCTTGGGATTACGATTGGTTGTCCATCGCTGCACGCGCAAAGCCGGGCTATGCGATGCAGACCATCGAACAACTGCGTGAGCTTGACGTTGCGGCGTGGGCCGATGAAGAAGAAGGCTGTCAGATGTATTGCTGGACGACCAACAACTTCATGAGCGAGGCGTGCAAGCTGGTCGAGCATTGGGGCTTTCAGCACCGCACCGTCATCACGTGGATCAAGCCGCCGCCGTTCGGGCTCGGCAGCTACTATCGCAACAGCACCGAGCACATGATATTCGCCACGCGCGGTGAAACCACCACACGTCCGGCGGCAGCCAGCATCCCGACGCACTTCGAGGCACCGCGTGGTAAGCACTCGGAGAAGCCGGAAAAATCCTACGAGATCATCCGCGCCGGTTCTTATCCGCCATATGGCGAGGCCAACCAGCGTGAGGAGCGTTCTGACTTCACCAACCTGTTCGTTGAAGCCGGGACAGAGGCGGCTGCAGGATGAGCGACATCGACAACACTTTCGACATCAAGAATGCTTGGCAGGTCAGGCAGCGCGACATGATCCTGAAGCCATTTTTCTATGACCGATATTTTCCAGACAGGTATCGCTTTCTCGACAACAACGACCCAACCCAGCGCTACGTCGACACGCTGGTAGAAACGCCGGGCGGGCAGAAGACTGTCGAGGAGAAGATCGTGCACTGGCCCACCGACGGGACGACGGGATACACCGCCTTCGCGCTGGAGACGTGGACCTGTACGGTCCCGGGCTACGAGCGACAAGGCTGGATGTACACCTCGGTCGCCGACATCCTGATCTATGCGTTCTCGACACCGAAGAGCGAGGTTGGCCTCAACGTCTACGTGATGGACATGCAGGCGCTGAAGAAGTGGTTCTGGGAAACCGGCGAGGAGATGTGGCCGATCACGCGCACCAACGAGCGCAACCGCACTGAGTGCCGCGTGGTGCCGGTCAATGACGTCATCGGTGGCGGCGTGAAAACCAAGCGCTACCTGATCGGCCCCGGTTGGCCCGATTCCAATTTCTGCGAGGTGTGCTGTCGCGACGCTAGCTGGGGTTACGGTGTCAGTCTGTTGAAGGGCAAGCCGGGTCGGTGGTTCTGCCGGGAGCACAGGCCGCAGCCATGAAGACCAAGCCGCTCACCAAATACGAATCGCTGGCGTACCTGCTCGGTCAGTACGGCGACAAACGGATGACGCGAGAGGAATTCTGGAAAGAGATGAACTCGCGCGGCTACACGCAGAGCGATATCGACACGTGGTGCATTCGATACCACGAACTAACCAGCAAGGAAAAACCGGGAGAGTAATTCTCCCGGTTTCCTTTTGCCTGCCACTCCGCGACGTGACCAACCCGAACATGCACGACCCTACCGAGCCCAGCCTGCCTGACCTAGCCTCGCGTCACCCAACCCATCCTCGTCTCGCCATGCCTCACGTCACCTGTGCGTGCCTAGCCTGCCGTGGCTCACCTAGCCGCTACATGCCAGACCTCGCCACGCCCAACCTTGCCTGCCGTGCCAATCCTCGCCACGCCCGGGCCGTCCTTGCCTCGCCGCGACAGACCCTAACTTGCCTGCCTCGCTGCGCCTTACCCAGCCGCGCCTAGCCATACTGAGCCAGTCCGCGCCTGCCGTGCCTTGCCCCATCGTGCCCCGCCTCGCTGCGCCATACCAAGCCCAGCCTGCCTTGCCAGACCTAGCCTTATCCTGCCGGACCAAAACACGCCTCGCCTGCCACGCCTGACCACAACCTGCCCCACCGCAACGAACCCGACCGCGTCAAGCCAAGCCCAGCCTGCCACGTCACGCCGCAACAGAGCTAACCGCAACCAGCCATGCCTTGCCAAACCGAAGCCCGCCCAGCCTGCCTCGCCATGCCGTGCCTCGCCAGAGCCGACCCCGGCCTGACCGGGCTCGCCTTGCCGCGCCTGCCGCGCCAAACCCCACCAAGCCGGACCGTGCCATATCCGGCCTCGCCGCACCTCGCCTGCCTAACCTTGCCCAGCCACGCCGCACACTGCCTCACCAAGCGCCGACGCGCCTTGCCCAGCCTGCCCGACCTTGCCTCGCACGAACACACCTTGCCGTACCTCGCCTGCCATGCCTTGCCTGACCCGACCACAACTAGCCGCCCGCGCCAGACGTCGCCTGCCACACCAATGACCTACCTTGCCCAGCCATAACGTGCCTGCCATGCCACGCCACGCCCGGCCTGACCGTGCAACACCGAGCGCCGCCGAAACCGAGCCATGCCTGCCATACCTTGCCTCGCCGTGCCCAGCCGTGCCCCTCGCCGCCTAACCGCGCCTGCCTTGCCTCGTCGCACCTGATCTCACCCCACACGATCACACCATGCCTTGCCTGCCACGCCATGACTTACCGGGCCGCGCCTTGACCTACCCGGCCATGACATGACCTGACCTGACACACCGCGCCTGCCAAGCCTCGCCGTGACCGAGCTAGACGTGGCCAGACTACCTCGCCTGCCTCGCCGCGACATGCCTCGTCTCAACCGGACTAGCCTCAACTCGCCATCGCCAAACGCGCCACACCATGCCTGCCTTGCCCAAACCTAATCGGACACAACACGCCGCGCCTCGCCGCGCCCTGCCTGACCAATCCCGGCCCGACCTCACCAGTCCTGCCCAGCCCGGCCTCGGCCCGCCATACCCTGCCGCGACGCACCTAACCTCGCCCGGCCTAACCGCGCCTGCCACGCCGCGACTTGCCATATCATAACTCACAACAACTCGCCGGGCCTTGCCTGCCTGACCTAACCGAGCCCAACCAGACCGCGCACAGCCGCGCCTCAACGTACCTCACCTCACCGTGCCTGCCATGCCAAGCAAGCTCACGGTGCCGGTGATGGCTCCGGCCCGCGCGGTGATGCGCTGCCACCGTCATCGTCGTCGCCATCGTCGTCGCGGCTGCCTAGCTCGTTGGCCGCCATCATGATCTCGGCAAGCGCGTTTTCGAAACGCTGTTCTAGATCGAACACAACAGCCAGACCTATCGCGCGGTTGATCGCCGAAGCGATCCGGTCGCACTCCGCCTGCAGCACCGCCCTTTTGGTTGGTCCGCTTCGCGCGATTCTTACTGTGCGGATAAACGACGACTCGGGAACGCGCGGATCGCTGACGTAAACCGGCGTCGCGATCTTGGCGTCACCGTAAACCACCATCACACGCACCTCGCGGATAAGCTCGCGCGCTCGATCTTCCCAGTGTGCTTGTGCAGCCTCTTGAACGTTCCAATTAAATTCGAGGGTGAGCACCTCATAGCTTGGGTGCGTTGGGTCCTGCGCTGCCGCCACCACCACCTTCGGTATCGCATGGCCTGTTTCATCCTCGCATGCGCGGATCGCGGCATCGAGTTCTCTTTGGCGTTTGTCTGATCTACTGCTCACTGTCTCGCTCCTTTCAAAAAAAATGGCGGCGACCATAATTGATCGCCGCCGCTTTCGTTTACTGCACCGGCACCTGTGTCGGCTGCGGCTTCGGTTTGCCGTTACCCTTGGACGAGGGCACGGTTTTCTCACGACGCTCGGTCTCCTCATTGAACCACTGATATAGCTCAGCGGAATCCTCGTTGAAGAACGTAGGGGTCTCCAGCGCAGCTTCCTGCGCTATGCGCGCCTGTTGCTTCATGATACGCACGAAGTCCTTGTTGTCCGGGCTCACTACCTCGAAGCGACCGTACTGTCCGCCCTTCTGCGGGCGGTAGTCGCCGATGCCGACGATGAGACCGGCAGCATCAAGCAGGTTGATGATCTGCTCTTTCCCGATCAGCGACTTGATGTAGCTGATGTCCACCGTGCAGCACCATTCCGGCAGATATGCGCGCGTGCGCACGTCCGGTGTTCTGGCCATGTCACTGGATCGCACCATATCCATGCCCAGCGTGGGCGTGCCATAGATATTGATCTGTGTGCTGACGACGCCGACAAGCCGCAGGATTTGCGCCTTGGTTGCTCCGGGCAGGTCGAGCGCTGCCGCTGCCAGTGCCTTCGAGAACGCGCCAGCCGGATAGTGGATCGCCGTCGGTTCTTCTTCCGAGCGGTTGCGGTAGCAGCACTCACGAAATTCGTTGAGCGGATCGTGCTTTAGATTCTCCGCCTTCGCTGCCGCGTTCTTCTTGGCGGCAGGCAACAGCAATTCTTGCCACGCCTTGAACGCGAACCGATGCATGATCATCGGCGAAGCACCGAGGATCGCGCAACGTACAATGTCAGGCTCGATCTTCTTGATCATGATCGCCTGATCGGTGTCGTCTTTTTTCTTCACAGCCATTTTAGTTTGCTCCTTGCCCGGCCAGCACCACGCTGACGGTCAAACCCCCAGTAAGATAAATAACAACTATATGCAAGAGGACAGTGAAAAATAAATTGCGGGGGGTGTGTGATCCCGATGTCGTCTCCCTGTAGGCTACCCGCGCATGGCAACGAGCAAAAAACGAATTCGGGATGAGGGTCTGCGGCTGGCGGTGGCGGCGGCTGGCTCAC